ACTCGTACCATTATAAGTAGAAGTAGCACGTTGTATTTTCCCTACTATTCTATTATCAGTATCATAAAAATTTAAATCTCCCCCTGTTAATGATGCATTTCTTAAAGAAGCTGATGAACAAGTTAAATTTCCGTATTTATCAACATTAAAGTTATTACTTTGTATTGCTATGTTATCTCCTGTTAGATTTATTGTCTTACCAGATAAATCTATTTTGTTTGCATTTATTGAGACAGCTTCAGCAGATTGATTTATCCTTGATATGATTTCATCATTTCCAACTTTTTTCGAAACTTGTGTACTTATATTGTCTGTAGTTTGTGTTATTTGAGAGTATTTTAAAGTAGCATCTGTTTTTGTTTCATAAATTTCTGAAACAGTAGTAGTTATATCTGTAGATGTTTGCTTTATAGCACTTTTCATTTCAAGTCTAGTTGGAAACTGTGTTATATATACATTTTGTGACATTAGTCTTACCATTAAATAACAAATATAAGGTGTATTATCATATTTTAGAACTTCTACAGTGTAATTTCCATCGGTTAACTCAATAGATGGGTAACTTATAGTTTCTATTCTTTCTTCACTCAATAAAACAACTTCTCCATTCGAATTGTAACCACATTTTTTTACTATATAACAATCTTCGTTGTTGTAATCCAAAACAAATCTATCGTAATGTTCCGAATCATAATATAATAGATCATCTGGTAATACATAATTAAAAACTTCATTAGTTGTTGTATTAGTAAATCTTAGTGTTCTTAATTTAATAAATAAATTATCACTTGGATATAACAAATCAAATGGATACAAATAGCTTATATTATCTCCTAATGGTCTTATTTCAATATTTATTGGCTCACTTTGATTTATATTTTCAAACGTTAAATAACCATCATTACTTTCTTTTGATGTTGTTATATCTGCAATATCACTTATTGAACTTTCTATTTTACCAAGTTCAATATTTATGTCTGCTATACTTCTACTATAGTCATTTAAAGTATTGGCAAGTCCTTCTATTCTGCTAACTGATAAAGTTCCTGTTGTTATGAATTTTGCATTTATCTGTCCATCCATAGTTATTGCTGTTTCAAAAGGTCCCTCATATCCATTTGAGCTAAATCCCAAACCTCCTAATCCCCATCTCCATACATTTACAGCTTCTTCTTTAGGAAGTTTGTCTAGTATTAAAATTTCATTATCATCTATATAAACAAATCCATTTTTATTCAACGAATTTATTAATTCTGTTTGTTGATTAATTACTATTTGTTGATTTGATACTTCTTGAGTTATAGATTTTATAGTATTTTTTATATTATTAAACTTAACTTTTACATCTCTTGAATAATTTCCAAATGTTAATTCTTTTATTTTTTTTGAGATAACATTGTAGACATACTCTAATACTTCTGTAGTAATTGTTACTAAAGGATGTTTTACTTGAATCGTATCTCCTATTTCCATATCATTGTTTATGTCTGATCTAGTAGTATAACTTACTTTAGGATATTGATTTTCAGTAATATATTCTCTTGCTTTTTCTCTTAATTCTTGTATAAGATTTTCTTCTGTTCTTTCTTCTTCTTCTAAATCCGTTTGAAAATCTATCGTTCTCGTATATGGAACGTCGTAACTTATCCTGCTTTCTAAACTTTTTTCTGGTAGCATAATTCCATCATACCCTACAGGATAAAGTCTAGTTACAACTGCTGACCAATCTTCGTATATTTCCATATCCTGCATATTTTTACCATAGATTATTGTTTCTCCATTGTCATGCCCAACACTTTGCAAAAAGTTAATATTCCAGTTATCTGCATCAAATACTCCTCCCCATCTTTCTTCAATTGTTTCGCAAGCTTCTAACATATTTTTTCGTATAAAGTATGCTGTACTCATAGTTTCAACATCAGAATAAAAAGAAAAAGGACTAACATTATCAGTCCTTTGATTTATGTAATTTAATGCATTTAAACCATTTAAATTAGTTGGTCGAACATCTAAAAGAAAATACTTTTCCATATCAAACATAACGTGATTTGCGGTAAACGTAATCTTTCTGTTTGTCTTTTTTAAGTCTTGATTTATTCTAAATGCTTGTGGATTTAATTTAGATTTAGTTTGTATTACACATAATTTATCTTCTTCTATATAATCTTTATATTTTATCGGTAACTCGACTTCTATATACCATCCATTGAGTGATTTCTTTTTATATTCTAAACATTTAGTTGGCTCTATGATTATATTTCCACCAGAAGAAAAATCTCTATCTGCTGCATCGAATATTTTTATCATAGCCATCTATCCTTTCTTCTTATTTCAATTTTACAATCTCCAGAATTTATAGAAATAAGATTTATTCCAACACTTAGTTTAGGAAATTCATACCCTATTTCTAATTGTCTATTTCTATTTAATCCATTACATTCAACTGTTTTTTCTTCACAATCTATTTCTACAAAATTATCAGAAAAATTATATACAAATCTAATGCCATTAATTGTTATATCAACACTATTAGACGTTTTTTTTGTTAATTTTATTATTGGTCTGCTTTCAATATTTCCTATATTTTCAATTTCTTCCGATACCTCTTCATAATTATCTTCCGCTTTATACCAAAATGGATCTCTTATAAAGGTCGTATCTATTATTCTTATACAAGCACTTCTTTGTGGCTCTAATTGGCTATAAAATCTAGCTGTTGTTATTCTACCTTTATATTCAAATTCTCCTTCTCCATTTAACCAAGCTAAAATATCATCGATTTTATTAGTATTTAAACATTGAACCATTATAGGTCTTTCTATGTATGAATATCCTAATTCATCAAATATTGCTCCATCTCTGCCTTCTATTTCTGTTACTTCATATCTTTGTGCTGCTCTAGCAATAAAATGTTCTTCTTCTTCAATTACTACTTGCATATCTTGACTTGATATTCCTTTAAATTTAAACATATCACACCACCTTGTATAATTCATCTTTTACTATTCTAGCAAAGCCATCTTCATCTAATGTAAATTTACAATTTGTTAAAGCACTAGCAATACTCTGTGCCATTTTGTTATAATCTATTCCAAAATTATTTTGATTAATATTTGTTCCGCTTCTTGAACTAAAATTCACTTCTCCATCAATATTTTCTAATCTATCTGTTATTCCATCACCTATTTCATCTGCCTGTTTAAATAACTCTTTTTTACCTTTTTCCATTTCCTCTTCCATAGGTTGTACTGCAAACTTCATAATTTTTCTAGTTTTCTTTGATGGTGAATGCTCATCAAAAGCTTTTTTTAATCTTGTTAAAATGCCATTAGCAATCGTTGTAGCTTTTGCAAAAAGAGTAGGTTGTTTTTTATTCATTTCATCTAGCATAGGTGTCATTGCATTTTTCATTGCCTCTCTTGTTTCTTTCGGCATACTGTCATAACTATTAATTATATCATTAACTATTTCTTGAGTCTTTTTATCTATATTTCCACCATACATTTCAGTTTGAGAAACTAAAGCAAGCCATGTTCCTAATTGATTTTCTTGAGATTCATCCATATCTTTATACATGTCTTGCCATATTTTTTTCATTCTTCCTTGATGTAACTGTTCTTCCATACGTTGTTTATCTGATTTCGTTTCAGCATCCCATAAAATATTGTCGTTTATTTTAGATAAATTTTCGCTATGCTTTGTATTTTCATCTTCTAGCTTTTTATTAGTTTCTTGTAATTTAGCATAAAAACCATCATCTTGTTTTGCTCTTTCTAAATATCCATCGGCATATTTTTGATTTACTTCAGCTATTTCTTTTTCTACTTCAGCTATTTTATCTGTTTTATTTTGAACTACCTTCTCATATTCTTTTGCATAAGCTTCATTAGACATAGTAGCCTCTTCACCATATCTTTGATTTAATAAAGCAATTTCTTCTGTTGTTTGTGTATTAATTAATTCAATAGTTTTCGTTTTTTGTTCTTCAGCAGTTTTTATCCACTCTTGAGATTGTATTTTATATTCCTCTAAAGAACCCTGAAATGTTTCTGCATTTGTTGCCGCTTGTTGTGCTATAGCTTTAGAAATAGATTTCTCTATTTCTAATTCCCTTTGATTTAATTCTCTTAACTTTTCAAAATATTCATCTAATTGTTGTATTTCCTTTTGTGTATATCCTCTTCTTTCATCTGAAGCAGTTTTACATATTGTTGTTATTCCTTTCTGAACGTCGTCCATTTCTTGTTGAAGTTTTTGTTGTTCCTCTGATGTCACAAATAAAGTTCTATTAAACTCTCCTAAATGTGATTGAGCTGAATCAATTCCAGTAACAAAATCGCTAGCAGCTGTTCCAATATTTCCAAAAGATTTTTTCGTTTCTTTTTCTGCATCTCTAGCAGACTTACTCATTAATAATACCGCTCCTGTTACTAATCCTATTGCTGCTACAGCTATTCCTGCTGGACTTGTAATTGCACCTAAAACTGATGCTAATCCATTCACTGCTGTAGATGTTGAAGTTACTGTTCCCGACATAACTCCAATTGCCTGAGTAAATGTGCCAATTCCCTTGATAACTCCACCTACCGTACCAGTTACTTTACCTAATATCGTTAATAATGGACCTAAAGCTACTACAGCACCTGCTATTTTTAAGATCCATTCGACTTGTTCGTCTGTTAAATTACTTACCCATTTAGTTAATTCTTCAATCTTCTTTGTTACTTTTTCGACTACTGGCATTAATTTATTTCCAAAAGTTATACCTAAATCTTTTATTTTGTTTACCATTATTTGGATTTTACTTTTTAAAGTTTGATATCTTTTATTGGCTTCATTTGTTAAAGCTGAATTATCTTGCCATGCCTCATTTCCTAATTTCACAGCTTTATTCATTACACCACTAGCATTCGCTAGTGATAGAATTGTATTTGATAATCTAACTTCTGTTAATCCCATATCATCTAATACTGCTACAGCTGATTTTCCATTTCTTTTTGTATCATTTAATCCTCCAATAAACGCACTTAAAGCTCCAACTGCATCTTTTTCAAATGCCTTTTTGAAATCTTCTGTACTCATACCTGCAACTTTAGCAAAATTTTCTAAGTTTTTTCCACCTGTTTCTGTAGCTACCTGGATTTTCTTTAGTAATTTACTCATTGCAGAGCCACCAGCTTCAGCTTCAATTCCAACACTAGACATAGCTGTTGCAAGTGATAATATTTGACTTTGACTTAATCCTGTTAATTCTCCTGTTGCTGCTAAACGTGTTGCCATTGAAACAATATCCGCTTCTGTTGTAGCAAAGTTATTTCCTAAAGCAACTATTGTAGAACCTAACCTATCATAATCTTTTGCGTTCATTTTTGTAACATTAGCAAATTTTGCCAAAGAACTAGCCGCTTCTTCTGCACTTAAATTTGTTGAATTTCCTAAATCTATCATTACTTTAGTGAAATCTAATATATTTTCTGTTTGTATTCCAAGTTGCCCTGCTGCCTCTGCTACTGCTGATATCTCCGTTGTTGTAGATGGAATTTCTTTTGCTAAATCTCTTATTCCTTGTTTTAAATTTGCCATCTGTTCTTCTGTTCCATCTACTGTCTTTTCAACTCCTGTAAAAGCAGATTCAAAATCTATCGCACCTTTGGCACTTGCAACTAAAGCAGCACCAACAGCACCAGAAAAAGCAGACATTTTCTTGCCTGCTTTCTCGATTTTTCCACCAACATTTTCTACTTTTATTCCAAATTCTTCAATTTTTTTGCCTGTATTATGTAATTGACTTTCTATATCTTTTATTCTCTTATTATATGTTTCAAGTTTTAGCTCTGCATTTGTTAATTCATTTCTTTTCTTTTTTATAGCTGTAGTGTTTTTCTCTTCTGCATTTTCTAAATCACTTAACTGCATTTTTAAAGTACTTACTTTATCTGCCTGGATCTCATACGCATTTCTTAAATATTCTTGTTCTGCTCTTAATTTTTGCGTACTTGTTGTTGATTTGTCCCATTGACCTTGAACAAGTTTAAATTGATTATAATTCTTATTTAATTCTAAATTCACTTCTTGTAATGTCTTTTTAAAATCAACAGCACCATCTTGTTTAAAGACTAACCCTACTCTTTTTAATTCGTCTGCCATTATTACACCTCTTTTCAAGTTTTAGTTAAAATCTATGTTCATTACTTTCTTCTCTATTTAAGG